ATCATACATATTATGTATATTATTTAATTAATAAACATACATAATATTATTATTAATGAAAAAAGGAAAAAGTGTCAAACTTAACCTGTTTAATCCCATAAAGTCACAGTATGGGACCGTAGATTCCAAAAATTTAAAATCAGTTTACATAAACATCCAATCATGGGTAACACCAAAAGAAGAATTAGATAATTGGAACCGAGTTGTCTCAGGTTTGGGTAGAGAAATAAAAAATTCAGTTTTTGAATCGATAAATTCAAAAATTTTCCAAGAAAAAAATATTGTCGATTTGGACCTCAGGACAAGTGGGATATCAAAAGGGAAAAAATCATTTTTCAATTTAGAAATCAATCTATATACCCATCGAGAAATGGATTTTAAGTGTGATGAAATCAAAGAATCTATAAAAAATATTGTCAAATCAATCTATAAAAATAATGTGATTCGAAACAAATACTTCAATTTTTCAATTTCTAAAAAAGACGAAATTTAACAAACTATTCAAATCCGTATATTTATGTAAAAAGATTAGATGAAAAATTTAAGAATTTTAGAAGCGAGTGAAATTGGCCATGGTATATTGATTGAAATGGACGCAGGTTGGGTTTCTCCAAAGGACACTCATAATATGGATGTCTTAAAAGAAGCATCAAATTTAGATTACAGAAATCCATTTGAGTTTTATGCTGTTCTTCAGAAATACGACACACCAAATAGGAATGGTAGAACGTATCCTGAAAGAATTTTGAAAAGAGAGGCGGATAGATATAAGCAAGCAATTTCAAAAGGTTTGTCCACATCAGAATTAAATCATCCTGAATCATCATTAATAGACTTGGATAGAGTATCTCACATTATTACAGATATATGGTGGGATAAAAATATACTCATGGGAAAACTTAAATTATTGACATCTCCAGGGTTTCACGAAAGAGGTATAGTTTCAACTAAGGGGGACCAAGCGGCTAACTTAATGAGACAGGGAGTAACATTAGGTATTTCATCAAGAGGAGTAGGTTCGTTAAAAAAAGTAGGAGAAAGAAATGAGGTACAAGATGACTTTGAACTTATATGTTTTGATTTGGTTTCATCTCCATCTACTCCGGGGGCTTATTTGTTTACAAATCCTGATGAACGAAGTAAGTATGAAGAAAATTTAGAGGAAGAAAGAAAATCTAAACAAAATAATGAGTACGCGGAAAAGTCGGTTGACTTAATGAAAAAATTAGACGATTTTTTAAGAAAATAAAATTATGGAAGAAAAATATTTTGTAGCAAAAATTCAGTATGATTTTCCTGATGAAAACACAGGTAAGATTAAAAAAGTCAGAGAAGAGAAACTGGTAAAAGGTTACTCTGTTACAGACGTGGAGGCAAAAGTAACCAAGAAGTATGAGGGATTTACTCATGATTGGAGAATCACTGCGGTGTCTGAAAGTAAAATCGACGAGGTGATTGAGTAATCAACATTATCAAACTGAAACAAATGAAGTGGTCTATTGACCACTTTTTTTATTTTGGGGGTATTGAAAAATGACTTTTTTTCAATTTGGTACTATTTATATGATAAATTAAACAATTTTTTTCTATGCAAGAAAATAAAAACTTAGTACAGGAGGCGTTAATTCAAATGAAAAATGTTGAAGAAGCAATCGCCCAGAACGCAAAAGGAATACTTGCTTCTACTATGAAGGAAGAAATCAACCAATTAGTAAAAGAATCTCTATCAGAACAAGACATGGAAGATGAGGTTGAATTAGATACAGACATCGATATGGATGTACCTGTTGATAATGAAGATGATATGGAAATGGACATGGAATTTGATATGGACATGGATATGGATTCAGAAGAAAGTCCAATAGATTTGACTGACGCTTCAGACGAAGAAATTCTTAGAGTCTTTAAGGCTATGGGTGAAGAAGATGGTATTATCGTCAAAAAAGATGGTGAAGACATTCATTTAACAGATGCTGATACCGATTCAGAATACTTAGTTAAGCTTGGTGAGTCTCGAGAGGAAGAAATAGATGAAACTATGATAGATGCAGAAATCGATGAAATTACTACAGATGAAGTAATCGATGCTATTTTCGGGGATGGAGATGTTGAAGATATCGACATGGACCAAGAAGAAGACATTATGTATGAAATTGAATTCGAAGACGACGACGAAGAAAGCGACATGATGGAAGGCGACGACGAAGAAGACAACGAGGAAGAAGACGACATGATGGAAGAAGAATATGAAGAAGATTTGGACGAATCTTACAACCATAGAAAATCTGTTAGAGAAGCAAAATCGACAGTAAAACCTAAAGGTGTTGGAATTGGTAAAGGCCCTAAATTCTCTTACGAAAAAACCAAAGGTGGATTCCCTGAGAAGAAACAAGAAGGACCAAAATCAGTAGGTACTGGTAAAGCAAAATTCGAATACAAAGAAGGTGGAAATATGGACGGAAAGTCAAAAGTTGTTCAGAAGGTTAAGAAGGTTGAAACAAAAGAGGGTGATTACGGAATGAATAAAGGTGATAGATCGAAGACCATGAAAGGTGAAGAAGATTTTACAACTAAAAAAGGTAATCCCATAGTAAGAAAAGCTTTCGAAAAGGAAGAAACAAAAGAAGCTTCGAGAACTTATGGTATGGGTTCAAAAGAAGGAAGAGGACTTAGAAAAGGAATTACTAACAACAGAAATTATGTTTACGGTAAGAACGGAGTAAAAACTGAATCCACAGAATCAGAAGTTGCAATGTTAAGAGAAAAAAATGAAGAATACAGAAAAGCATTAAATATTTTCAGAGAAAAACTTAATGAAGTTGCTATCTTCAATTCAAACTTGGCATACGCTACAAGATTATTTACTGAACATTCGACTACTAAAAAAGAAAAAATTAATATTCTTAGAAGATTTGACAATGTCGATACTTTGAAAGAATCAAAAAATCTTTATAAGTCAATCAAAGATGAATTATCTAAAACTGAAAGTACACCAATAAACGAATCAGTAGAAACAAAATTAAATAAGAGTGTTTCTACAGGTTCATCAACTACCCTAATTGAATCAAAAACTTATGAGAATCCTCAATTCTTAAGAATGAAAGATTTGATGAGTAAAATTGGGTAATTAAATAAACAAATAAAACAAACAAAACAAAATACTAAAAATGGGAGCATTATTAGAATCAGGTCTTGTTGGTAATATCGGTCTTAAGCACCTAAAAGTTATCAAAGAAGACACAATCAACAAATGGGACAAATTAGGATTCCTTGAGGGTCTTAAGGGTCACATGAGAGAAAACGTAGCTCAACTTTATGAAAACCAAGCTTCACACTTAATTAACGAAGCATCATCTACATCTGACACAGGTGCATTTGAAACAGTTGTTTTTCCTATCGTTAGAAGAGTATTCTCTAAATTATTAGCAAACGATATCGTTTCAGTACAAGCAATGAACTTACCAATCGGTAAATTATTCTACTTCGTACCTAACATTCAGGCGTATACTGATCCAACAAACTTAGCGAATACTGGTATTCACTATGCACCTTACGGTTCACCAAACGCTGCGGCTGATCAAACTCCAAACTCTGGATATGATTACAATAACACAAAAGATCTTTATGATAGATTCTATGAAGGTAACGAACCAGCTTTAGATCCTCCAGGATTGTTCGATTATTCAAAAGGACAATATTCTGCGATTACTGCTGACGTTGCAACTGTAGTATGGGATGCAGATCAATTAGTTGTTTCAGGTTATCCTGAATCTGATTACAGAAAAGTATTGATCGTATTGTCAGGATTTGCATCTGATGGAGCTGGTAAGTTAATCGGTCCTGATGGTCAACCAATGGATAACGAAGCTTTCTTATCTGATTTGACTGTTAAAGGAGCTGCTGGTAACCCAACTACTTCTGCAAATGTTAACAACCCTTACTTATTCAGAGTTGTAACTCAAAGATATGGTAAAGGTATCGTTCAGTATGGTAACAACAACGCTACGTTGGTATTCCCTAACAGTAAAACAGATGGTGGTCAGTATGACAACCTTTGTGACGCTGAAGGAAAAATCTACTTAGAGGTTGATTTACAAGTACCAGTATGTATCACTTGTGGTGGTTCATTAGATGGTTATACAGGTTCAACATTCTCTTCTACAACAGAAGCTAACCAAGCGTTCACAGCTACTTATAGAATCTATAAGAACTTGGAATTCGAAGATAGAATCGGTGAAGTTTCTTTCGACCTTATGTCAGTAACAGTTTCTGTAACTGAAAGAAAATTAAGAGCTCAGTGGTCTCCAGAAATGGCTCAGGACGTTGCGGCATTCCACAACATCGACGCTGAAGCTGAATTAACTGCATTGTTATCTGAGCAAGTTGCAGCTGAAATCGATAGAGAAATCTTGAGAGACCTTAGAAAAGGAGCGGCTTGGAACTTAAGATGGGATTACAATGGATGGAAGAGATTAGGATCTAACGCAGTTCCTTATACTCAGAAAGATTGGAACCAAACTCTTATCACAGCAATCAACCAAATTTCAGCACAAATCCACAAATCTACATTAAGAGGTGGAGCTAACTGGATCGTTGTTTCTTCTGAAATCAGTGCTATCTTTGATGACTTGGAATACTTCCACGTATCAAACGCGGCTCCTGAGCAGGATCAGTACAACATGGGTATTGAAAGAGTTGGTACATTAGCAGGTCGTTATCAAGTGTATAGAGACCCTTACTTCCCACCAAACCAAGTATTGATGGGTCACAAAGGAACTTCTCTATTGGACACTGGTTACATCTACGCACCGTATGTACCTCTACAATTAACTCCTACAATGTACAATCCATTCAACTTTACACCAATCAAAGGTATCATGACTAGATACGCTAAGAAAATGGTTAATAACAGATTCTACGGTAGAATCACAGTTGATGGAGTTAGAACATTCGACTTGAGAGAATTGAGATAATCGAAATTTCGATATGGTGAAAAGGGACGAGAAATCGTCCCTTTTTTTTTATCCTGATATTTATAATAAATTGTATAGTATGATTAAGCAAACTTGGGAAATATCTAACGAAGAAAGAAATAGAATTTTGTCTCTTCATGAATCAGCAACAAAGAATCATTATTTAATGTCAGAACAATTAGAGACTGGTATATCCCAACCTGTGTCTGCAGAAGATAATAGTGAGCCTTTTTGGGAAATATTAGGTTACAAAGTTTTTCAGAGAGGATCGGACTATTTTCTTTACAGACATAAAGGGCTTAGGAAACAAGGGCAAGAATATTACAGTACCATGGCATTTATGGCTAATGATCCAAAAAGAGCAGGTATAGTTGATTGGAAAAAAAATTCACCAGTTGACACGCCAGACACTTATATTCAAATACCAACCTTAGAACAATTAGGTGGAATAATAAAAAAAGGATCGAGTGGAAACTATATAATACCCAACAAACTGACTCAAAATGCAATATTCATAGGTGAAATGATGGACGACACCTCAGACCCAGGTCATTCACCAAGATATAGAAGTATGTCACCCTCCGTACCTTATTGGTATTGCGCCTTCAACACCGAAAAAAATGTCCCTCAATGGGGTCAAATTTCATTTAATGGGGATGTAGGAAGCTCTGAGATTTTATCTGCCGATTTTGAAAAAGTAAAAAATAAACCAGGAAATGAAATTTTCTACAACCAAAGTTACGTTCCAGGTGCATTTATTGTTGAAATATCTCCTCTTGAATATGGATATCCTGGAAGAGAATCAGAACCAGAAGAAATTCCGCCGATTGAGACTCCGAAAATAACTTCTTTCGACATTGAAAGTCCATTCGAGTTTGACAAAACAGATTTGACACCCGAAGCAGAAAAAAGTTTCAAAGAATTCATCGAAAACATTAAAAAGTTTTATAGTAACGTTAGTGGAGACGTAACAGTAACAACGTCAGCATCCATTGATAGTGATCCAGCAACAAAGGAGCAATATAATATGGAATTGTCTAAACGTAGAGCACAAACAATTATAGACAGATTAAAGAGAGAAACGGGTAATAAGACATTGAACTTCATACCAAACCCGATAGGACAAACAGACCAGTTCGCAAAGGGTATGAAGTATCCTGAAGTTCGAGATACCAATAAAACTGCACCAAACAGAAGATTAATAATCAAATTGCCAGAAATTTCTCAATAATTTACTAAAAAGCAAACCATTTCATCAAAGTTTTCTTTTTCATTTTTCCAGTAAATTATTGCGATTTTTTTGGTTTCTCCATTTGATTTTATTGGGTTTACCCCAACTGAAGTTTCGGATATAGGACTGTTATATCTACGTTTGACAACAGAGATGTAATTTTTATTTTTAATCCAATCTAAGAAATCTATAAAAGATTCGATTTTGATAATTTCGTACTCATTGATGTCTCCTATAAATTCTGATTCTAACTCTCCATACATTTCGGAAGCACTTGGGGAAAAAGAATTTTTCAACAAATCAATTCCATTATTGAGTTTGAATGTCCTTAATGGAATTCCAACTCCTTGTGAAAAAACAGGAAAATAAAATGTAATCAGTAATAATAAAGAAACAATAAATTTTTTCATGGTTTTTCTGTTGTAAAGTGGTTATTTAATATTCTAAGTGATTTCGAAACTAACTCTGATTCTTGAAGTGTAAAGATATTGGAATTATGCGAATATTCCAAAGCTTTTATTATCATGAAATAAGATTGTTCCAAATTCATATTGTCACAGATAGAATTGATGTCCTCAGGACTGTAATACCCGACACTTCCAAAAAGTAATCCAATAGGTTGTTTTTGTTCCATAATTTTGATTAAACTGTATATTTATTATAGTGAAAGATATTATAAGAAAAATAATTAAAGAGGTAAGCGGTGCTGGTTTTGCTGGCGCATATTCAGGCCCACTTGTACTCGGTCCACAAATTTGGAAAGACAGTCAAGTTGGTCCTTTCACAGAGCCAGTCTACAAATATACAAATGCCCAACTTGCCTATCAAGAGGCTGATGGAGATTTTACTGAGTCACCCGAAAAAAGGGAAAAAATCGAAAAAAGAACCAAATCATTGAGTAAACAAAATATGAATAAGAAGAAAACATATCGAGGACAAAATGATGAAGAAGGATCCGCTATCAATCCAACAATGAGTGGAGAACCTTTGAAAGAAAAGTTAGTTAAAGAAGACTTGGCAGTTTGGTTCGGAACAAAGAAAAAACCTAAAGGTTCAAAACAACCAAAAGGGCCGTGGGTTAATATTTGTAGAAAAAAAGAAGGTGGAGGACATCCACCGTGTGGAAGACCTGAAGCGGATAGTAAAGGATATCCAAAATGTCGTGCAGCGGGTGTGGCATCTAAAATGACCGACGCTCAGAAAAAATCAGCGTGTTCTCAAAAAAGGAAAGCTGAAAAGGCAAACCCAAAGATAGGTACAGGAAACTCTCCAACTATGACGAGTTATAAACCAAAAAAATCCCGAAATGAACAATTACGGGATTTGGTAAAAAAAGTTTTAAGAGAATCAATTAGATAACTTTTCTAAAATTGAATAAAGAGAATGACGTATTTGACTTTTCATTTCTTTTTCAAATTTTGACCTCACCTCTTCCACTTTATAATCGAAAATTCTATTGAGTCTTTCACTTGTTTCTTTTGTCAGAAGAATGTCGTAATTGTAAATGTGATTAGTAATGTTCATTCTGTCACCTTCTAAGATAATGAACATTTGCATAACCTCATTTCTGATGTATCTTTTTTGAGACAATGGAGCAATCAAGAATGTAGATTCAGGATGTTTGATGAGAGTTCTACAAATTGCAGACGCCAATTTTTCATTGTCCTCCAATGATTCAATGGATGGATGAATTTTTTTTGAAACACGAATAAAAATTCGTATCCAAAGTTTTCTGAAAAATTTTGTCATTGTTAATAAGTAGTGATTGTTCTACAAAGATAAAACTTTTCAAGACAAAAAAAAAGTTTAATCCTTTTTTTAACAGTATGCACCGGAACAATGTTTTTTCCCGTCCAAACCTGGCATTTTCCCTTTACAGACCTGAACCGCATAACCGTTGGCATACGCTGATGGATAAACTTTGAATTTAGATTTTGCGGCAGATTTTCCTCTAGCACAAAGTTTAGTACCTGTTTTTTTTCTTCCTTCATTCATATCTTCATAGTCAACGTATTGGTCCATTTTTCTTTTTTCATTCATTATGAAATCGAAAACTTGATCCATATTAACTTTGGCCTCTGTAACGTGGTCATCTGCCCAATCATGGCCATCAAGTAAGATTTGGTCAATCATCTCAGGGTCCATTTCTAATAACATTTTACATTGTCTTGCAATTTGTTTCAAATTACTAAAAAACATGTAATTCGCTTGTTCTTCGTCTTGTTCTCTGAGTACTCTGTTGACCAAATGGGTCAAATCGTTTTCTGTAAGTTTAACTACTTTATTCATTTTGTATTTACGATTGAAAATGTTAATTGTCTTTTATAAGTATCCTTTTCACCTGAAGTGTTAACTTGAATATCAACATAATATTGATTTGGTATTTTGTCTCTCATGTCAAATATGAAATAATATTCATTTGGAGTACGATTCAGTGGAGTCCAATCTTGAACTAAAACTTCTGTTGTTCCTTCAGTGACATATACTCGATAAAATCCTGAAACATCTAATAGAAGTTGTTGACCTGTGTAAGCCTTCTTAATTGTCACACCAACTTTACGAATATCTGTGTTAAGGATTTTTTCATTTTGTAGAATACCGTAAAAGTCAAATCCATAAATTTCAGGCTCTTTAGAAACTGAACCGATTTGAATTCCTGATGTATACGGTTGTAATGTGAACTGATTTGTTACATTTGGAACGGCTTGACCGTTTATTGTAAGACCTGACCATACATCATAGAAAATACATGGTGTCGGATAGTTGGCAAACCCATTAGGTACTGTAACTTCATATATACCTTTTGTTTTAAGACATGTGGTCAATGATGCCATTCCAGTAACCGCTGTACCATTTCTATCTTCAATTCTAACGAATGGGTTAGAATCAAGGTTTACGAAATCTCCATTTTGATAGATATACAAGAATAACTTATTTTCTTGGTTCTTGAGGAATAAATTTCTATCGTCTTCTACAAAATCATTGTAATTTGTTAAAAGATAGGGTTGATAAAATGTTTGGGTGTGCCTTGAGAAAAATGCGACACTATAACTATCAGTTAAACCTGTGATATTTTCAATCTGAGGTAGGTATGATATACCCCAACCTGTGACTCCAGTTATTGACCCATTTAATAT